AAATCACCTAAATTATCTTTTAAATTACTTATTTCTGTTTGTAATCTATCACCTGCTGATTCTGGTGCTTGTGCAAGAATTTTTGCATTCTCTCCATACTCATCAAATAATTTTTGACTAAATCCTAAGAAATCTTCTAGTGTTACTTTTCCTTGCTCTAGAGCCTTATCTAATTCAGCAGGTGTTTTACCCATTGATTCTGCAAACAATGTAAAAGCCCCAGGCAAGCGTTCACCGAGTTGTTGTCTGAGTTCTTCTGCCGATACCTTACCTTTTGAGAACACCTGACTAGTCGCTCGCATCGCAGACTTCATATCCTCTAGCGATCCACCAGTACCTCTAATACCAGAAGCAATTGCCAAGAATGATTCTTTTGCATCATCTAC